TTTGGCTTATTAGCCGTTCTAACATTTCTTTGTCCATTGTTCTAATTTTTTTAGTTCAACTTATTTTCTTATCACAATACAAAGGTACATAATCTTTTGAATATGTGCAAGTTTTTTTGCGTTTTTTTTTTCACGGAAACTGATTTTTTTGTCCTTTACCCTTTCTTTAATCAGAATTATCTTTGTTCCATGATAACAGAACAATACGTGCGGCCCGAGTTTATTGCAGAGGTGCTTCGCCGCGATATTCGGATAATATATAAGACGCAAGAAGAGGTGGTGGACCGCTACCTTCGGGTTCGCACTGGGAACCTTAAGGCTTCGGTGTCGAGTCACGATTTTACCCTTGATACGGCAGCGGGCCGAACTACCTTAAGCATGCGCCTATTGTCCTACATGCGCTTTTTAGACATGCAATATCGCACGGTCAACAGCCGACTGGCCAAGAAAAAGCGAGCCAATATCGCGCTGTACAACCGCGTGGTTTGGGGCGTTCTGTATCATGAGACTTTTCCTGACATTAAAGCAGGCTTCACCGATGAGGTACGCAAGGCATGGCGGCAAAAGATGGAAGAAGCCATTAACAATCGCATATTACCTAACGAAATATGAGCAAGATAAAGGAAGATCACATTGCCCTCGTCATCGATGTCAAGACGGCCGAGGCGCAACAACAAATGCGCCAGCTGGAGCGCGCCACCGCCGACCTTCGCAAGGAGATGAAGACACGGCAAAATGCAATGCTTGAATTGGAGGCGGCCGGCAAGAAAGAAACCGATGAATATCGGCGCATACAAGGCGAGATGCAGGCGTACAATGCGCAAATTAAGGAGAACGAGCGTCAATTGCGCGGCATGCGCTCGGGCATGGACATCACGGCGATGACCATGACACAGCTGCGTAAGCATGCGCGCGAGCTGCAAACGGAACTCAATAATACGTCAAAGGCCACGAACCCCAAAGAATACGAGCAGCTGGCATCGCAGCTACGCAACGTCAACGGCCGAATGGCAGAACTGCGGGCTGACGCTTCGCGGCTTTCCAGCACAACCGGCGAGCAAACTAGTGGCATCACATCGAAATTCAAGTCCATGTTTTCATCCATCTCGGCCAATTGGACAAAGGCCATCGGGATGATTGGAGCAGGTGTGGCGGCACTCTCAACCGTTATCGAGGGCGCAAAATGGTGGTACAACTACAACTCGGAAATAGAAGAAGCCCAACGTCTAACTCGCGAATTTACGGGTCTCGCTGGTGACGAGTTGGTAAGCGTACGCTCGCGGATACAAGCCATTTCCGAGACGTTTGGAAAGGACTATAAGGACGTGCTGGGTAGCGTGGATGCTCTTATGGCACAATATGGTATCTCGGCGCAAGAGGCCATGAAAGTGGTGGAAGACGGCTTTACGGCCGGTGCGGACCTCGGTGGCAATATGCTATCAATGATCAACCAATATGCTCCGGCATTCAACGATGCTGGTATTGGAGCATCCGAACTTGTGGCCATCATCGCCCAAACGCGCAGCGGTATATTCTCGGAAGGTGGAATGGCACTCATTCAGATGGCTTCCAAGAAAATTCGCGAGATGGAAAAAACAACGGCCACTTCGCTCGATGGCATAGGCATCAACAGCAAGAAGCTTCAGTCCGAATTGCGCAGTGGTGCAAAAGGCACGTTCGACGCGGTGCGCGAAATATCCGAAGCGTTGAAGAAGATGCCCAAGGACAGCCAGGAAGTGGGTAATGTGCTTAAGGACGTATTCGGACGACAAGGTGCTTCGGGCGGCTTGAAGATGATTGAGAGCCTGGCCGACATGACAACCAAGATGGAAGACGTGAAGACGGTGACGGGCGAGTTTGGCGAACTCCAGCAGGAGGAAATAAACGCTCAGGCCGAACTCAATGAGAAGATGTCCAAGTTCTTCGGCATCGGTGACAAGGGCTTCGAAGAGATAACAATGAAAGCGAAAGTGTTCGCTCTCAATGCCCTCTCCTCGATTATAGATTACACGGTGAAGATAATCAACTACTTCATCAACCTATACAACGAATCCACAGCTTTCCGCGCGGAAATTGAGACGCTTAAGTTTCACTTCAAATTGCTGTGGGACGGCGTTAAGCTGGGCTTCAATATCGTCATCGACGGCTTCAAGGCAATGGGGCGAATGGCCAAAGCCTGGGGGACTGTTCTTGAAGGTGTCCTGACGCTCGATACCGACAAGATAACCAACGGAGTTGGCGCACTCTTCAACGCTTACAAGGACAGTTTCACCGAGTTTGTCGACGATGCGAAAAAGTTTGGTAAAAGCACTGCCAAGAACTATGCAGAAGCCTTCAACAACACAATCAAGGGCAATAAGGTTAAGCCCATCACGTTGGAAATGAACGTGAAGAAAAAAGGTGCTGTTGACGCATCTTCCACCGCCACAGCCGTGACTACGGCTAATGGCGGCAGTGGCGGTGGAAAGGGAAAGCAGAAAGGGAAGAAGGAAAAGGCATTTAATCCCGATGATATTGCGACAAAAGACTTTTCGAACGACCGTAAGGACGACATCGCCGAAGTGAAGCGCGACTACCAGCAGCAGCTTAACGCACTTGACGAATCGCTGGCCAAACGCCGATTGTCGCAAGAGCAATACAACTCTTTCATACTCGCGTTGAAAGAGGGCCAGGCGCGGCAATTACTGGCCATCGAGAAGAACTACCTGGAGCGCGCCGAAGCGATGACATATAAGGATGGACAGAAGAAGGCGGAGCTGATAAAGGGACAGAATGATAACGTGAATGCGGCCGAACAACAGCACTTCACGTCAATGTTGGCCATCAGCAAGCAATACAACGATGCGCTTAAGCAGCTCCAAGACCAGGGAATGACCGACGAGCAGAAGCGTGAGGCCGACCATGCCCTGCAACTCTCCTCGCTCGAAGCTTTCTACAAGGCGCGATTGGCGCAGGCTCGCCAATACGGCGAAGATGACGCGGCCCTGACTGAGGCCTACGAACGCGCCAAGGCAGAGATAATCCGTAAATACGAACAGCAGGCAGAAGAAGAGCGGTATCAGACGCGCATGCGTGCGGGCCTTGTCTCGCAAAAAGAAATCTTCGAGCGCGAGCTGGCGCAGCTTAAGGAGAAACTTGCCGCAGAAGGTGCGACCGAAGAGGAACAACAGCGGGCCGCGGCCAATATGACACAGCAGTTCGAGGAGGACAAACTACGCATCCGCCAGCAATATGGCATCGCCACACAACAGGAACTCTACGATGCGGAGATGGCGCAGCTCAAGCAACACCTTGACGCGGAAATGATTTCGCAAGAAGAGTACGAACAGGCCGTGGCGCAGATGAAGATGGACAAGTGGAAGCAATCGTTCGACTATTACAGCAATCTCTTCGGAACGGCCATCAAAGGGCTGCAAGATGCCGAAATGGCCAACGTAGACGCCAAGTACGATGCGGAGATAGAGGCGGCGCAGGGCAATGCCGACCAGGTGGAGAAACTGGAAAAGCAGAAGGCCAACGAAAAGCTGAAGATACAGAAGAAGTACGCCGACGTGAACTTCGCCATACAGGCCTCGCAGATTATCGTCAACACGGCCGTGTCGGTGATGAAGGCGTTCAGCGAACTTGGCCCCATCGGCGGTGCCATAGCCGGTGCACTCATGTCCGTGGCAGGCACGGCACAGTTGGCCGTGGCCAATGCCGAGCGGCAGAAGGTGAAGAAGATGACGTTGCAAGGCGCATCGGCGGGTTCATCGGCCACTGGCGCACGCGTGGCAACGGGCCTCGAGGATGGCGGTAACATCGACGTCGAACGCGAGCAGGATGGCAAGCGGTTTAAGGCGAAGTTCGAACCCCACCGCCGTGGCTACGTGGACCGCCCCACGGTGCTGGTGGGCGAAGGACCCGCGGGACACAGCAAGGAATGGGTGGCCAGCAACGCGGTAATGGAAAACCCCACCGTGGCCCCGCTCATCGACGTCATCGACAAGGCGCAGCGCACGGGAGACATCCGTACGCTCGACTTGCGCAAGGTGATGATGCAGCGCGGACTGGTTGGCGGCGGTTTCGTGTCGCCGTCTGCCGGCAATGCCATGCAACACCCCACAACACCCGTGCCGTCCGCTGCCGCGCCCGCAAAGGGGGTGGACGACGAGCTGCTCGCTCTGTTGCGCGACCTGCGCCAAAACGGCATTCCCTCGTTCGTGGCCCTCGACGAAATCGAGGCGCGCCAGAAAATACAGCAACAATACCGTAAGATAGCACAGAAGCAATGAAGATAACCAACCTCAAGAAGGGCGAGCCTTATCAGCTCTATCCCTCGGCACAGCTCTCCATCGAGCGCACCAACCCCTTTTTCAACGAATACGGCGAAGCCTCCGTGCCCATCGACATGCCGTGCTCGGAACACAACTTGCGCCTGCTCGACTACCCCCACATGTTGGGGGGCAATAAGAAACAGCAGATGCACGACGTGGTGATACAAGATGGGCAATACTACGCGCAGTGCCGCCAGTACGTGCTGTCGGCCACGGCCAAAGGCAGCATATCGACGGCCTTCTACGTCAACGACGGCTCGTTTTACAGCCGCCTGAAAGACAGTCGGCTCAAAGATGTGTTCAAGAACGAGTTCGTGCCGGGGGTAAACTCCGTGGCGCAGGGCATCGACTTCTGCCGGCGGCTGCGCAGCGGCACCGACCCGCACTTCGCCAACTTCCCCATACTGGTGGACAACGACTCGGGACTGGACAGCGGATGGAGCCATAAGATAATAAACGCCTACGGCAAGGACAAGCGCATCGTGGTGTCCCTGGGCGACAAGACGGGCGAGGTAGACACCTTCATGCCCAACGGGGCAGGCGAGGGCTGCGACTTCTACAACGCCGTGCAGCGCACGGAGCATGTCAACAACATCCGCATCACGCTGCAACCGGGCTACTACATAACGCCCTTCATTCGCGCCAACTACGTGTTGGAGCGTGTGTTCAAACATTTCGGCTACACGCTCAACGAGAATTTCTTCAGCCGCACGGAGCCGTTCCGCACGATGGTGTTGCTCAACAACGTCATCGATGCGCTGGTGAACGGTAAGATTAAGATGGCCGACCTTGTTCCGGAAGTAACCTGTTTGGAATTCCTCTCCGTGTTCCGCAAGAAGTTCTGTTGCGAGTTCGTAACCAACGAAGGCGAACGCACCGTAGACATCGTTTTCCTCTCCGACATGGTCAGCGCGCGGCCCGCAGCAGACCTTACAGCCTGCCTGACGGCCGAACCTACCGTACAATACAAGGCTGGCAAGGAGTACAAGCGCATAACGCTGGCATCGAAACACACCGTGGAGAGCGACATGGAGAATAGCTACGACAGCCTTGACAAGATGGTGTCGGCCAACCCCACGGCCTACTTCGACCCGCGCAGTGGCACATTCCGCAAGGAGGGCTTTTCGGGTTCTACGCGCTACACCACGAAGGTGGGCGAGCCGTCGCAGCCTTACAACATGGGCGGTGCGGCAGAGGCGCATGCCGTGGAGGTTCCCGACTGCATCCCGGAGTTCCGCACGTTGAAACTCTCGGGAAAAACGGACGATAGGGAATACCACCATACGCTGGCCACCTTGCTCTACATCGGCAAGTACGACACGTTGAATTCCAAGATGGAGGTGTCGGGCGAAAGCCAGTCGAAGTCTAAGGAGAACAGCCAAGGTGCGAACACGCTGCACACCATGCTCGCCTTCGCCTACGTCTCGGCCTCGGGAAAGCCCGCCGGAACAATCTCTGCCTACGACCTGAACGTGTGGCCCAGCCGTAAGATATTCGAGTACGGGCTGCACTACAACGGTCGCGACGGCATCTTTGAGAAATTCTATCGCCCTTACGACTTCCTGCTGCGCAATTCGTTGCAGACGGTGAAGGCGAAACTGCTGCTCAGCCAGGCCATGAAGCAGAACCTGCCCGCCGTGGCCAAGGTTACGCTGCGGGGCGTGCCGTTTTTCTTTAACAAGCTTAAGTTCACCCTTGGCGGGAAGAACGACCCCATTGAGAGCGAATTGAGGACCATCATGCCCGCAGAACCGCAGAGCAGTTCGCCGACATTGGCCGACATGATGCCCAGGATGAAGTCCAAGTACGGATGGATGCCGCGCTATGATGTCAGCGAGGTTTCCAAAGAAGAGTTCTTCGCAGCCGCGGCCAACCGCGACAAACGCCCGGCCACATTCTATCCGCCCACGCCGTCGGAAGAGTGGGCGAAAAAGACCGCAGCTGGCGAACAATTGTTCTTGGATGTCAATTTTATCGTTCAAGGCCCGCGCAACTTCAAGGAAATCGTGCACCGCGTAGTCCATTACATATTGGAGAAACGGTGGCTTCAGTGCATAGAACTAGAAAAAGCAAAGGAATACTCCGAAAAATGGGACTTTGCGTTTCCTTTTATGGAAGAGTGAAAAGGTGGCTTTGTCCACTAGTAAGTCGGAACGCTCGGAACGGTCAGACTAGTCAGGCCGGTCCTACTAATTGCCTTTTCCTGTCCTTTTCCCCTCCTTACATATAACGTAACTTTGCCCAAAATAAGCCAATTATGGACATTCTTCTCAAACCCGATACCCTGAGCCTGCTGGGCAACATCAACCACTTCACGCTCTCGTCGAGCGTTGAAGTGGTGATGCGCCTGGTGCAGCATCCCGGGGGCAAGGCCGTCTTAGAACACAGCTATGCGCCCGACGTGGACAACCGCATCGACATCGACCTTACCGAGACGCTCTCGCCGTTGTTCCGTTTCGATCTGCGCGACGTTGGCGAACCCTATAGGCAAGACGGCATCGTGCAACGTTTCGCCGCAGAGCTGACACCCGCAGGCGGACAGCCCACGAGGGTGGAATTCACCGTGCTGCGTGCCGGTGTAGACCAGTTCGCCGAGCCTGCCGCCTCATTCCTGCGGGCCAACTTCCTCACTTGGCAGCCCAACACCAAGCCTGTGACATATCACACGCCGGAGTTCCTTACCTATTACGCATCGGCCGACTGCCTGGTGAAGTGCGAGGCCCATTTTGAAAAAGAGACGAAGATGTTGGAGCTGGCCACGTTGCGGGGCGGACACGCGTGGACGATACCCGTGCAATACGCCATCGTCGCGGCCAAGCTGAAAGAGAACCCTACGTATTACGACGTATACGTGGAAGACACGCAGGGCAACCGCCTGACTTACGTGCAGCGGTACTACCCTACGGATATCCGCAGCGAGGAAGAGACATGGATACTCTTCGAGAACTCGCTGGGCGGACTGGACACCTTCCGCGCATTCGGGAAAACGACGAAAACGGCCAAACACACGCACAACGTGGCCGAGATTGAGGGCGTGAGCGAAGAATATCGCGTGGACACCACACGCGAATTTAAGAAGTACACAGGCCATCTCGACCGCCGCGAGCGGCAATGGCTGCTGGATTTCTTCCCGTCGCTCGTCAAGTATGTCTACATCGGCACCTACCTGCGGCGCATCGTGCTCACCGAGAGCGAGGTGACGTATGCCGAGCGTGAGCTGCCCGCGGGATACAGTTTCACCTATAAGTATGCCGACGCGAAGCCCTACTTGAACCTGCCGCGCACAGAGCCTGTGCATGAGCTGATTATAAGCGTACCCCAATCGGGGTCTTTTATGCTCGCCCCTCGCTTAGTTGAATTTCCGACTCAGCCACTAAGCGAAGGGGCATTATTTCCCGTCCAAAGCCCATACGCCGACGAATGGCGCACCACAAGTGCAGAGTCGCTCACGGCTTATATCACCCGCGCCATCGTTGCCGGATACAAGAACGACGGTGCTGTTGGCCACACGCACGCCAACATCGGCACGCTCGACGCGCTCTCGCAGATGGGGCGGTACCTGCTGCTCAGCGCCAAGAAAATTGCGGCAGGACAAGCCGATGCAGCCGATATGGCCAAGGCCCTTGACGCGAAGAGCGCGGATTGGCAGAAGATATTGCGCAAGGACATACCCGATGTGGCCGATGCCCTGCTCACACTGGCGGAGGGCATGAAAGTGGACAAGCTGTTGGAGAGTGTGGACTTCGACCCCATCAACGAGGCGGGATTCGGCTTGGGCCGTGGCGTAAGCGGCAGGTGGAAACTGTCCGTACCCGACCTCGTGGTCTGGGGCAAGGCCACTTTCAACGAGTTGGAAAAGCGCAAGCTCTCATTCGTAGGCGGCAACATGGTTTTCTCTTCAAGCGGTTCTAAAATAGTTAAGGTGCAATGGCTTGATGAGTACGGCCTTATCACGGCCGACGAAAACAAATGCAAGGCTTACCGGTGCTCCTTTTTCCTAGACGACGGAACAACAGCCACAACCAACCTTTGGGAGAAAGACGACCAGGCGCGCTGCCAAACGCTCAATGTGCGCGACGACGTATACCGCGACGTGGCCAACAAAAGCTACTGGCGTAGAGTGGTGGCCGTAGGCGAAGATTACATCGACCTGTCGCGCGAGGATTGCGCCGCGGGCAGCGATGCACCGGCAGCGGGCGACACGCTCGTACAGATGGGCCACCGGACCAAGACCGAGCGGCAGTCGATGATACAAATCCTCGTGTCGGGCGACGATGCGCCGGCCATCGTATGGTATGCCGGCATAAACGGCTACACGCTCGAAGGCAAGCGCACGGCCATCATCTCTCCTGCCCGAGTGGAGTTCAACACGCAGCAGTTTCGCCTGGTGTCAGGCAGCGGCGCGAAGGTGCCGATGGTGGCCGACCGCGGACTATGGCGGCCGACTGAGAAATACGCCTACTACGACAGGGTCTCACACGACGGCTCTCTTTGGCTCTGTGTCGCCCCCGAGGGCAAGGATGTGACCTCCGAGCCAAAACAGGGCAACGAAGAGTGGCAACGGCAGGTGAACCGCGGTGAAAAGGGCGAGAGGGGTGAGCCTGCGTTGGAACTGCGCCTTGATATTGTGCGCGGCGACCTGTTCTATCGCGAGGGGCAGGGGTTCGTGGCCGAGCTGAAAGCCACCGTGGTGAAAGGCGATGCCGACATCACGGCCACCCTTCACCCATCGCAGCTGGCCTGGACGCGCGAAAGCGAAGACACGGGCGGAGACAAGGAATGGAACGCGAAACACCGCGACCGGACAGACCGCGTGGAGATAACCACCGACGACCTGACCGAAGGCAATACCGCAATAGTATTCACATTATATAATATCGACGGAACTTCGCACGCCAAGGAGGCAATGGAGTTCCCCCATTAAAAACAAATCATGGCAGAAGCAAGAGCAAAAAACAGAGTGGTGTTTAAACGTATAGTAGACGGTCGCACCCTGAATTTCGTACTTAACCCCGACCGCTCCACCACGCAGGTCGTCAGCAAGGACCCGAAGGCCTTCAACCCCGACTTCGCACAGGCGGCCACACCCTTGTGCATAACGCCCGTGCTCACGGTGAGCGGTGGCGGCGGTGCCAACCAGGTTAAAGGCACGTGCACGTGGTATGTCAACGGCGCGAAGATCACGTCGGGGCAGAACGGCTTTACCATTGAGACCAGCGGGCAATACCGCCTGAAACTGGCCGCCAACCCCACCACGCCCACAACGCTCATACGTTGCGAATACGTGTACCGCGCGGCGGACAGCGGACTGGAAACCACAGTCAGCGCAAGCCTTACCTTACAGCAGGTGGAGAACGCAGGCACTGTCATCATGGCGGCAATCGATGCTCCCTCACAGATATTCCAAACGGTGAACAACGAGGTGAAGAATCTCATCTTTAAGGGACGTATGCTGCGTGGTGCCAGTGACGACACCACCAACGTGGAATACAATTGGGAAATTACGGGAGCCAACGGCAACTTCTACCGCATCACGGCCGCCACCGCGCCTGCCGGCAGCGGATTGCCCGCAGGAAACCTCTTCGGCGGTGTCAACACCAACACGCTGTCGGTAAGTTCTAAGGCCGTACTAAACGTGGCCACCATCCGGTTGACGGTCAAGGACACCGACCCGTCCAGCTCCACTTTCGGCAAGACGGCACAGGCCGTGGTCAGCGTTTTGGACGCCACCGACCCATTCGAACTGAACATGGACTTGCCACAGGGCGACAGCATGAGCGCGGGCAGCGCGGGGCTTCCCCTCGTGTTCTCGCTGTGGCAGGGCGGTAAGGAGGTGGCCGACACATTCTACGTGGGCAAGACCATCAAGTTTTGGCGATGCACGGAGGCAGGGGCGAAGGACGCCACCTTTGCACCGCCCGCCGCAGACTTCACGGGATGGACCCTCGGCACTGGCCCCACCGCAGGCGAGGTGGCACAGACATTCGCCGCCAACAAGGCCGCCAAGGCCAACCGCACCGTGGTAATCAAACCCGCGCACATGCTCGAAGGGCAACTCTCCGCATTCGAGGCGCAGGCTGAATTCGATTAAGGCATCATAATCTATATCATCAAAACAAACTATTTAAGGCTGGGATGAAGATACAGGCAAGAAACAAGGTGGTAATCCGCCGTGCGCCGAAAGACGGACGCGACGGGCAAGATGGGCAGAACGGTCTGCCGGGAATGACGTTACAGCTCAATCCCGAGCGCATCGTGTTGGACACCGACGACGACGGCATCGTGCGCAATTTCGCAACGGCCGCATGTACGGTACAATTGCTGCGCGGCACCGCCTCGCTCTCGCCTGCTGTCTTCATCCTCCAACAAGTGCGCTGCTCGGCACGCGTGTCGGGCGGCACCGTACGCATCACCTCCGTGTCCGTCGACCCCGCCACCAAGCAATCCTACGGCAACGCCTACGTAGACGTATCCGCATCGGCCCAAGGGCAGACCCTCAAGGCGCGCATCAGCGTGGGGGTGAACGTGCAAAAGGCCATTGCCCGGCTGGAAAACACCAGCCGCGAAATAGCCCAGAGCGTTGAAGGAATAAAGCGCACCGAAAACGAACAGGCACAAACCCTTGCGCGCCTCTCCGTACAGCAAGACCGCATATCGGCACGGGTGTACGAAAACAAGACAAGGCGGCACAACCTTTTGCGCGACACCAAGACCCTGAGGGGCGACTGCACCGTGGGCGCAACAAGGATACAAGACCGCAAGGTGCGCGACTTTACCGTGGCCGGGGGCACTGCACCCACGGATGCCGTATACCTGGACATCGTGCAATGGCAAGGATTGGAGCTGAAACCCGACACCCCTTACGCCCTCTCGTTTTGGGCGCGGGGCAGAGGAGAGGCACGCGCATTTCTCTATCCCAGGGCCTGCGCACACAGCAGCAACTCGCAGGGGTTCGAATCCGACTCCAACGACGGGTACAGCGAATTCCAACTCTCGGCCGATTGGCAATGGTGCTGGGTGGTGTTCACTACCGCCCACGAACTTGACGGCAAGAAGAACCTGCTGCCCTTCCGCCTGATGCCCGGCGCATCGGGCGAGGTTTACGGCGTGTGTCTCGTCGAGGGGACAACACCCGCGCATTGGCTGCCCTACAATTGGGCATCGCAAAAAAACTACCTGGCACCAGCCTTGGCCGCCGATGCAAGGGTGGGCGACGTTAAGGGCCACGAGGTGGTGGAAGATGCGCAGATGGGAGCCGTAAGGCAACTCACAACCGACGTCGGCAACAACTTCCAACTCGTATTCGACGCTCCGGACTACACGCAGCTCAACAACAAGGCCGTAACCATGTTCATCGTCATGAAGGCCATGTCCGAGGATGCCGCTTGGTGTTTCGGGGGCTGGAACGACGACGACGAACTGAAAGGTTCTTTTTCCTTCCTGAACCGCGACTGCGACTACGACGACCTGGGCGACGGATGGCGCAAATACCACACCACGTTTTACAATGTCAATAACCGCTTGTGGGACGGACACTCGTCTTTTGGGATAAACTCTTTGAAAGGCACCGTGCGCGTCTACTCCGCCGGCGTGGTGCTGGGCGAGGAATGCCCTGAATGGCATACGGTTCCCCTGCGCCGCGGCATGAAGAGTGCGGGACTCGACATCGACAAGGAACGCATCGAACTGAACGGCCGCACGGTGTTCCGCAACGACAACGCCGCCGTGCCGCTGTTCGACAAAAGCGGAAAACTCAATCCCCAGCTCTCCACGGCGCAATATCTCATGAACGTGCTGCGAAGCATGGAGACGGTAATTAACGGCGGACTGGTGATTGCCGGACTGATGGCCGCCAAGGACGGCGAGCAGGTAACGGCCTACCTTAACGGCCTGCGGCAAAAGATGCACGCCCTGGCAGCAGGCGTAAGGAATTTCGGAACGAACGAAGAAACTGCCCTGTCGTACATCAACTTCGACGGCAGTGCGAAATTCGGCAACCTCGGCATCGGCTACGACGGCAGCGTGAACATCATCGACCACGAGGGCAAACCGCGCATCAACATCACGCCCGAGGAGTTGCCCGCCGACGGCGAGCTGTTTAAGAAGGCCGACCTGGACAAGGACTTTACGCTTAAAGGAAGCGACCAAGATTTCGTGTACGGCAACACCTACCTTGCCAGCACAGACAGGTTCCCGATAGCCGACGACAACAGCCTTGTGTCGGTAGAGGCAACCGTTACGCTGAAGGGGTATGTGTCATCAAGCATTACGGACGGATTCGAAACGAAGACGGTTACGAACCTTAGCTGCACCCCCAAATTCATGAAGCGTCCCGAAGGCCAGGGCGAGGTGGGGGTGGCGCATTTCGGCGGCACAAGGATACGTTTCGACAACAGCGGCCCACGCGACCACCACAACCTGGTGAGCAAGGGGGCCAACGGCTACGAGATAACGGAAACATTCGAGGTGAAGACCCAAACGGTATTGTCGGCCGGCGAATGGACCTTCGGGGCAGATGTGTTTTTAGGTGAGCGCATCTTCCGCGGTGCGGCCTACATCTCGGCCGCCAAGATAAACGTGAGGCACGGCTATGGGCAACAGTCGCTGCACCTCGCCCACAACGGATTCTCGTCCATACAAAGTGCAAGGCAGGCCTGCTACGTGCGCAACGGCAAGCTGTGCGCTTTCGGCAGCATGAACATTCCGGGAATATTGCTCGCAGGGACGGTAAGCAAGAATGGGACAATCAGCAACGCCTGGGGCGAATATGCCGAGGGGGTATTGCTGCAATACGTTCAGGTCAACGGCAGGAACGTGGCAAGGGTTAATTTCAATAAGACCTTGCCATGTGGTGCTAGCTATGTGGCCATAGCCAACGTAAACGGTTACCCCACGGGTTGCACGGCCGTGGTGTGGGAAAAAACGGCCAAGTATTGTGATTTCATAGTAGAGGATATTGACGGCAGAAAGCCTTATTACGCAGACTTGGATGTGGTTATAATAGGGCGAAACCACACATAAAAGAAAAGCCCCACCTCCGCAACGGGGTGGGGCTTTTCTTCTTAATTCTTTTTCTGGGCTTTCAGCTTTCGCCATTGTGCGCCCGTGATGGGGATAAAGGTATAGGCTTTCTCCAATATCTTATAACACGCCTCGTAGTCGCCCTTGGCGAAGGCCGCACGCACCAGCGGCTCGGCACGCTCCAATTGCGCGTTAGGCACGTAGGCGATGGTGTCCATCTGTGTGGGATTCACTAGTGGCCCACTGTAATCCTTTTCGTATCCGCAGAAGGTAGTATCGCCATTGGCCACATACAAGTCGCGACAGAACACCACGTCGCGCAGTGTGAGGAAAAAGCCTTCGAGCAATGGCTTTTCATCTTCGAATGTGGTATACACCACATCCTTCATCAGCAGCTTCAAGGCGGGGTTTACCGTGTCGCGCATCTCGGCGGTAAAGCCCTTGTCGCCAACGGCAGTGCCGTCGGGTGCAGTGCCCCGCATGGACCATGCCTGCTGCACCACCTGTTTGCCCGTAAGCATGTTGCCATATATGTATGCGCGTGTGCCCTGGGCTGCGCGGATGGGAAAGGGGCGCAGACCGTCGTAAACTTGTTTTTGGGGCTGTTCGGGGCTGTCCTTATGGCAGGCCACGAACAATGCGGGCAAGGCCGCAAGTAAGAGTAATAATGTCTTTCTCATGTCTTTATAAATTTAACGATGGCAAATGTAACGAAAATTCGCGAACGCACCAAGGGAAAAACCATATTTGTAGGATTGTAGGAACGTAGGACGCGAGAATACGAAAGTTGTGTGAAAAAAAAATAAAGGATGTCAGGAGCATCATCGGTTTTGTTGAAATTATAATATATTAATTATACTGCAAAGTTATGATTTTATGCTTAATTGTTTTGGTTTTTGTTCACTAATTTATTATCTTTGCGACAGAATACAAACATTACATAACTATAAACTTCAAAGGGTGAAAGAGAATGCATTATCAGTAGCCAATTATTTCATCGACTTGGCACGTAAGGACGACAAAAAAATACGCCCTCTAAAGCTCATGAAGCTCGTGTACTTGGCATACGGGTACGCATTGGCCATCCTCGACCGTTCCATCATCGATCCGCGCTTCGACAAGGTGGAAGCGTGGCGTTATGGGCCTGTGATACCATCCGTATATCACTCGTTCAAGCAATACCGCGATGGACCTGTGAAAGCGAAAACCGTTGTGATGGAACCCAGCGACAAAAATGACGTGGAATTCGTAGAGCCAAAGTTGGAAGATGAAAAAGCCAAAGAAGTGTGCCAATTCGTGTGGAACCGATACCGAGAACATTCCGACTCAGAACTTGTGGAGCTGCTCCACGGCAGTGCCACGCCCTGGGCGCAGGTTTACCGCGAAGGGCAGAACTGCCCCATACCGGAAGTCATGACCAAACTCTTTTATAAGGGGCTTGTTGAACGATTGCTTGCCATTGCCGATGAAAGACAAGGTGCTTAACAAGCTCAACACGCTTGGAGGAAAGGGGGCATCACCCTCGATGTCGGAGGAGAAAGAATACACGAGCACGAAAGCTGAAATGGAAATTGCCTACCTGCAAGAAGACCTTGACAGCAAGCAACAAGACCGCAAGCAGCGCAAAGTGTTCGCCCAATGGATTTTCGGGCTGGTGTGTGCCTACCTGCTCGTGGTGCTGACTGGCATTTTTCTTGTGGGCTTTGGACAGATGAAACTAAACGACATCGTACTTAATGTGCTGCTTACGACTACTACGGCCAATGTTATCGGCATTTTCATTATAGTGGCGAAGTATCTCTTCCACAGATGAAACATAAAACCATGATAGAAACATTCTACAAACAAGCAAGATATTAAATCATGAAAAAGTTTATTTTAACCTGCGCGATGATAGCCTGTAGCCTTGTGGCCACAGCACAAAAGCCATTGTCATTCACAACGATTATCCAAGCTGATGGCGTGTCGGCTCAAACACTTTACGACCTCACCAAGAGCTGGTTTGTAAAGACATACGTTGATTCTAGATCGGTGTTGAAAAACGAAAACCCAGGGAAGGAACTTACGGGAACGGGAAGTCTGGTAATGGATGTCGGAATGATGTACCTTAGCATCAAGGGTTATATCAACTACCTTATTGATGTTCAATTTAAGGACGGCAGGCTGAAGTTCACGATGAATGATTTTCGTCATAAGCCCGACCACGAGGCGTTGTTCAATAACAATATGGGCATATTGGTGGATTCACTGCCGAAAGACCTGAAAACGATTGGCATTGAAGGTGTTACCAGAAAATCGTGCTACAAGTACTTCTTCAAAAACGGTACACCGTTATGCGAGAAGCAATTCAAAAAACTTTCAGAGAGTCTTAAGGCCTTCATTGAAAAGAGGGAAGATACAAAGGATGACTGGTAAAAAGCGAAGGGGCGGGCGAAAATTTCCGCCCTTTTTCTTTGCCGACTCAAAAACATTGACTAACTTTGCCAATGCTTAACGATGGTAGTTGTATCTACTCCGTAGGGCGACGGTTTTCGCTCAGCCTTTTTGGCCGGGCTTTTTTATTGCCCCAAGGACAAGCCTATATGACGGCTGCCTTCCCGTGATTTTGCACTCTTCGGAGTTACAGCACTATCGTTAAGCAACGGGGGGAGCAGCCGTCACCCGTATCAAGGCGGTTGCAGCTTAACGATAGTGCAATATGCGACAATCCATCACAATCCGCCTAGCTCGGCGGTCGTCCCCCATCAAGGCATGGACGAGCGAAAAGAGCATAAGGTTAAGTCAATGGTTAAGGGCGGATAGCCCAACCTTCACCGCCCTTTGCGGCGAAAAATTTACTCGTAAAGAGGTTTTGTTTATTCATCTCTACGCCGTGGCGATAATTGCCGCGTGCGTCGTGGTCAGCTGGCTGAAAGGAGGCACGCTATGAAAAAAGACGCAACATTGAGCATGTGCTTCAACACACGCGAAGAAGTGGCACTGGCCGACGTGTGGGCAGCCCACTTCCTGCACCCGCTCTCGGGAAACTTCAACCGCTACATCAAGTACGAAAAGGTGGTGGAGAACATGCACCGCTACATGGGCAGCTACGGCAGCACAGAAGCCACATGGAACATCAACACGACACTGCACCGTTTTGCCCAGCAATGTGAGTACATCGCCGACTTCAACCCCATAGACAAAGGAGGCCGCAAGCCCTGCACCCACTGGAATCGCGGCCCGATAAAGAGGAAGAACGAAGAGTGGTACATCTATGTTAAGACCGACCCCGAGGTTTTCGCCATCGTGGCCAACCAACTCCAAAGCAAGGCCAGATACGCACATGTGGCCAGCAAGGATGCCGACGAAAGCCCCAAGTATTGGTTTCGCGACGAGATAGCCCTGCTGCAAGTTTTCGCCGCCCACTTCTTGCACCCCCTTTCCGGCAACCTGGACTGTCGTGTCCCCATGAGCCGGGTGATGGCCGAGCTGCACGCCTATTGTGGCGAATACAAGAGCCTGGTGAACCCGCTATACGTTTTGCAAGTCCTCTACGACTATGCCTGCCAGTGCGAATACGTGGCCGACTTCAATCCCCTCGAAATGTGCCGCCATATGCCCACCACGCGCCGCGCATTCGGCATCATCGAGGATAAGGAAGGGGAGTGGTACCTGTACGTTAAGACCGACCTCGTGGTGTTTCCCCTCGTGGCCGAACAACTCGCAACAAAGAAATGGAGGTACTAACCATGAACATGCAATCCAACCAAAGCGTGGCCTTCGAGCTGGGCAACCGCGCCGTTACGCTCACCGCCGACACCCTCGGCCACCTCGAAGACCTGAAACGCGCATCCCTCTTCTACCTGCGCGGGCTCGACGGCATCATGCGTGCGCTCATCCAGTTGGGGCGCGGCCCCGCAGAGACGCTCACGCCCGAACGGAGCCTGGAACTGCTCGACATCGCCAGCGAAATAAAAGAACACATCCAGGCCGTTGCCGCCATCGACATGTATGCGGGCGACAAACGCGTGCTGCCCGACCTGCCGCCAGGCAACGAAGATTAGCATCTCTGCCTTTGCAAAAATTCAACCAATCACCAAACTGACAGAAATCATGAAACAAGAGAATAAAGAAACAACCGCCGTCGACGTGCAGCCCTACATCGATGCGCTGATGCACACGTTCAGCCCCGCCGCCACACCCGAAGAAGCCACCCACTTCTTCACCACCGCCGAGGTGATGGCCGGCATGCAGCAGATAAACTCCTCGCTTGCCGTATCGGCCGAGCAGGTGGCACACGCCCTCACCCACGCGGGATTCCGCCTCTGCAACCGCCCCGGCTCGCAAGGCATCTCGTTCCGCTGGATGTTCAGGGAGAAGGTTTCCCAGCCCCAGGACGTTCGCACCAAGTAAGTTACACATGATATTTTTTAGCATTTCTAACAGTAAGGCCGCACGTTGCGAAACGCGCGGCCTTTTCTCTGCCCTCGCCTCACAGCACACCACGGTAACCCAATATGCACTTGTTGGCCTCCTTAATGTCTTTCGGAGTGTAGATGTCCGTTATGAGGATGGAAGAGTGTCGCGCCTGGTCGCGCACCGTCAATATGTCGGTGTTAGCCCGCAGCATGTTGGTTATGCCCGTGTCCTTGAGCGAATAGAACTTATACCGCGCGCTCATGTTCAACGCCTTGCGCACGCGCCTGTCCCAATAGTCGCGGAACGCCTTCTCGCTGTGGTACGTCTCGCTGGGCTTGAAACCCTCGCCGAAGAGGTAATAATGGCTGGGATTGTTGAACACGCCCAGTTCCAGCATCAGCTTAAGCACGTGGTCGGGCAGCGTTATCACGGCATCATTATGGTTCTTAGTGTTGCAGCCATGCAGGTGCAACGTCTTCCGCTTCACCGAAAAATCGCCCACTTTAAGATAGCTCATTTCCTTGGGACGCACGAAAAGATAGTGCAGGATGTAGCACGCCAACAGGTAATGCTTGTTATGCTCGCGCAGCCACTCGTTCAGCTCCGTCAGCACCTCGTTGGGGATGACGTCGCGGCTCTTGCGCAGGCTCCTGCGTTGCACCAACGAATAGCAGGCCGTCGGGTCTACACTTATGTAACCTCGCTCGAGCAGGTACTTGCTGAACGTCTTGAGCCACGCCAGGTAATTGTTGCGCGTCTGCAACGTGTTGTTGCGGTCGATGAAGACATAGTCCAGGAATTGGCCTACAACAAGGTTGTTGAACTGGTAGACGTAGAAGAGGTTGACTTTCTTCTTTCGTTTCCACTCGCGCAAGATGTTCAGGCAGCTGGTGTACGTCGAGACGGATTCCTCGCGCATGTTGTTCTCGCGGAAGAGTTTGAAGAGGTATTCCTTATACTTCTCGCACACGGTGTCGAACTCCGTGTACTCGAGCGGCTGCACGCTCTCTATCCACGGGTTCCAGCCACCCATCAGTTTCTCGGTCAGTCGTTTCACGAGGTCTTCGCCATACTGCCGCTGCTGCCGCTTGCCGTGGATATGTCCCAGCATGATCTTCTTCATGCACAACTTGCCCTTTTCCGGGTTGAATGCGGAGAACGCGACGTAACACTCCGAGGCTTGGTGAAACTTCGGCAACTTCCAGCCGACAATCTCATGGATTGCCGATTGTTTTTTTCCAGAAAGCAAATTTTTTTTTGGCATCTCTAAATTTCTTTTGAAATGCCCTACGTTAAACATGATATTGTTGCAAAAGGTGTTCGCCGACTTTTCGCCGAGTGAAACACCCCCGACAAGAAGAAAGGGGTTGATAATCAACCCCTTTTACTCTTTTCTGTCGGGATTACTGGACT